ATGGACGAATGATGTATTACCACTTGCAGTTGATCCACTACCACCAGCATGTGAATATAATCCGCTGGCTATCGTAGAATGACCTTCAGCCACAGCATAATCAGCTGTTGCATCAGTTGTTGTATTATTAATTGCTTTAATAGAATAATTACCACTTGAACCAGTCGTCCAAATTGAACTTGATGTTATTGTTGGTAGATTTAAATATGTTGTTGCTGATATTGTATTAGCACTAAGACCATTTGGTGAAATTAAATTCCCATTGAATGTAATATCATTAGTACCAAGTGATATTTGTGTATTTCCACTACATGATTCAATACTATTTGTATATAATATTGTACAAGCAGAAAAAATAGATGAACCACTTACTAGAAGAGGTTCTAGTATAAATGTTTGGTTTATATCTGATGAATTACTTAAGTTACTCATTATATTGTGTTTCCAATTAATGTGAACGATCCATTTGAAAGAAAGTTTTTATTTATTGTTACTATGACAACATCATTTGCGTGTAATACAATAGGTGTTGTTAATACAGTTCCATCAAATACTACGTTATTATTTACTGAGATAATAATTCTAGTTATATTTTCAATATTAACTAATTGTGTAAATGAAACATCATATTGTGCATTAAATGTGAATTCTGCTTCTGATCTTGGTTTATAAACAAAATTATAAGTAACGACATTTCCTCTTTTTATTGGATCAAAAATGACCTTATTATAAATGTGATTTTCATCAAGTTCCATCATAACAACTGTTCGATTAATTGTTGGAACAACTTCAAAATCATCTTCATCTAGTATATACCCAAGTAGTTTCATTTCAAACATTTGAACATAAAATCTTCTGTTTTGGAAATCATCAATATTACTCTCATCACCAATATTTTCCAAATGTAATGGCATTGGGTGTCCATTTACATTTATATAACACTGTCTAGATTGAAAAGCTCGTTGTATTTTTCTGTTAAATCGATTCAAATCCTTCATTCTATTGGTAAATAACCTAACTTCATAGGTTATATCAACAGATGTTGGTTGAGGTACTTTATAAAGATCGACACCTTTTCTAATACCATCAAAAGTCGGAATTTTCATGTAAGTATAGGTTCTATTTCCAGGAATATTCCAAAGACCAGCTTGATTTTGTCCTTGTTGTATATCAGGTCTTCTAACTACTGTAACAAATGGCATTTCTATATTCTTATATTCATCAGTAAATTGCCAAGTTTTAGTAAATTCTGTCCATCGTTGAATTGTTAAAAAAATAACTGGTATTTTTTGACCATCAACAGAAATAGAAATTCCATCCTTTGATCCAACAAATTCAACGAATGTTTGATCCATATCTTCTTCTAACACGCCTCTTGGCAAAAATGTTCCCTTATCGGCCACACCATCAAGAATTTGTTGTCTTCTTTCTGGGCCAATCTTACCATTAACAATGTTAATATTAGTTTGATATCCTTTTTGCATTCCCATATTTAGTCTTTATTAATTTTACATTCCCCTAAATTCAGTATTATCTACTGGAGCGCATTCTATTGTTCTAAATGCACCTTTATAACCCATGATAGTGTGTTTATTATCAAAATTTTTGGTCCCATCATTAACAACACTAAAGTATCTTATTTCAGTTTCAGTTACTGGATAACCAATATAATCACCATAACTAATCGAAGTATCTTCTTCAGCCAATTGTGCGTCATAAATACCAAAGGTCAACTTACCATCTTGTAGGTATCTTAAGTTACCATTTTTGTTATATGTTCCATTTTCTGGTTCAGCTATAATTGGTATCACTTTCAATTCTATTGGTGGGAAAAACCTAATTCCATCCTTTGACCCTTCACCATAAACATCATCATATTCAGTCATTTGTCTATCAACTCTATAAAGAATAAGCGTAAAATTTCCATCACCTTCAATAGCTTCTCTACCTAACTCGATTTCTAATTTATAATCTTCCTCAGAAAACCATTTATTAATTCTAGTAATTGGTGTTATTTTCTTATTGTCCATGGTTTTTCTTATAAATATTTATCTTTTGGTTAATAATCATAAACACTTGATTATTATTTAGAAATTAATATATTTATATATAAAAACCAAGTTAAAACAAGGATTTTGATAAATTTAGACGACATTAGGGGACACTCAGCACTTTCATTATTAGAGAAATATGATGGCATTAATCCATTTCTTAGAAAATTGAAAAATGAATATTTAAAAAACGATAAGTTAGCCCTAACCGATACACAATCGAAATATATAATAGATAACCATGATCATGAACCTCTATTTGTTAATAGAGTAATTGGAATAACAAAATATCTTGGTGAAGAATTACAAAAACAAGAACAACTATCTTTTCTACCAGAAAGAATACTTGTCGAATTTGTACTAGCTGAAACAGATAAATCGTTTCATGTATATGGTAAGTTGAAGAAGAACCAAGTTGAATCTAAGATGTATTGGTTACCAAAAACACAAGTTACTGATGATCCATATTTTGAACCGATAAATGTTGAAGTTGATTTTTCTAAATACAATAAAATACTAGAAAAATCAGGAAAGAAGTTATATGCTCATCAAGAAGAAGGTATTAAATTTCTTCTTTCTAGAAATGGTGCAATATTAGCGGATGATATGGGGTTGGGTAAATCAATTCAATCAATCATTGCTGCATTAGAATCTGGGGCTGAAAATATATTAGTTGTTACACCGTCATCAGCCAAGATAAATTGGGAACGTGAAATTAATGTTTTTTGTAAAAAAACTGCAATTATCGATGGTAAAAAATGGAAACAAGCAAAGTTTACCATTATAAATTATGACATTCTTAAGAATTTCCATACACTAATAGAAACCAAAAGACAATTAACTGAAGAAGAAATCAGCCAAATAAACAGACAATTAGCTATGGCTAAGTTTGATGTTGCAATTATTGATGAAGCACATAATTTAAAAAATAATGATAGTATTCGTGGTAAAATAATGGTTGAACTATCAGTTAAATATAATATTCCAAAAGTCTGGTTATTAACTGGAACTCCTGTTGCTAATAGACCAATGGATTTCTTTAATCTTTTGAAGATCATTAAGGCCCCTATAGCACAGAACTGGAAGCATTATGCTGTTAGATACTGTGATGGTAGAAAGTTCTTCAGAACACTTAAAAATGGTCAAAAAAGACAGATTTGGTTGACTGATGGTGCTAGTAATCTAGAAGAATTAGCATCAAAAACAAAGAATGTAATTCTTAGAAGAATTAAAACTGATGTCTTAGACATGCCAGATAAGGTTATTACACCTACTTATCATAGATTAGACGATAAAGGTTGGTTGGAATATGAACATTTATGGGAAGAATATTTACAAAAACGTTTACTTGAAGGTAAGAAAAACGGTAATTTACAAAAAGACTTAGTTGAATTGATTTTATTAAGACAATTCATTGCAGCTCAAGCAATTCCATACACAATTGAAATGGTTGAAAATGCTATTGAAATGGGTAGAAAGGTAATTATTTTTACCAGCTTCACTGAGGAATTGGAAATACTAGCTGCTCATTTTGGAAAGTTAGCTGTCAAACATAATGGTCCAATGACCACAACACAGAAACAAAAATCAGTTGATGCATTCCAAAACAATCCTAAGGTTAAGGTTTTTATTGGAAATATAAAATCTGCTGGTGTTGCTATTACACTTACTGAGGCAACTGTTGTTATTTTTAATTCATTTTCATGGGTTACAGGTGATAATGAACAAGCTGAAGATCGTGCTTACAGAATTGGCCAAAAAAATGATGTTAATGTATATTATCAGTTATTTGAAGGCACGATCTCAACCAGAATGTGGGAAACACTTAGAAATAAAAAAGAAGTAATAGATATAATACTTGGTGAAAAAAAGACGGAAACAATCAATGAAATAGAATTGTTAATGGATAAGATATTAAATGATGAATTATAATTTTTCTTTATAAATTTATTTCTACTTAAATTACTTAATGCATTAACAACACTAAGCTGTATTCCTACAATTATACTTAATTACCAAAAGAATCAATAATTCTTTACAAAATTAATAATTTATCATACATTTACTAAAAATCATGGAAAACGTTAGAATTTATACCATACCAAATTGTATGTACTGCGCTGAATTGAAAACAATTCTCACAAATGAAGGTGTTATATTTACTGAAATAAATGTAAACTTACCAGAGAATGAAAAAGAATATAATCAGATTTATGAAGTAACTAAATCTGATGAAGTACCTATCGTTAAGGTAGGAAAACAACTGTTTATTCCTAATGTTTCTTTTAAATCAATTAGAGAAGCTGCTGATTTAACCAAGAAATTTTTAGGTTAATTGTGTTTTTTCTGATATTTATAAGAAAAGATAAATATGTCAGTAAGCACAGATGAAAAAGACAAGCTATTTCGCCAGTTCAGACACTCAATAGGTGCCCCTATTCGTCAGATAGAATTAACTGATGATCAACTTTGTACCCTATTAGAGATTGCAATAGAGGATTATAGTATGTATGTTCAAGAATGGCTAATCGAACATCAATGGCAGTCGTTGTTAGGTCATAGCATTTCGACAACAGATATGGCATTTGCATTAAGTGTTCGAACACTTGATTATGTACAACAATCGACCTATGCTTATTCTAAGCAAGTAGGATTACAAGCAAATGGTCCTTGGGAACTTAAAAAAGATTATGTTGAATTAGAAGCTGGAAGACAAGTTTATCAAATACCAGCTGGTCGTGAGATCAATGAAGTTCTTTGGATAACACCACCAGCAACTAGTCAAGCTTTATTAGCCAATTATGGTGGTATAGACTATGGATTTGGTGGTGGATTTGCACAAACAGGTGGTGGAGTTGGAACTGGTGGACCAAATGGTCGTATGGGTTATTATATTGCTCCAGCGTTTGATATTCTTTTAACAGCAGCTGATATGAATCTTAAGAATAGAATAATAAGAAGTGAATTAGTTTATAAAATAACTGCTGGTCCTAACGGAACCAAGTTACTTCATCTGTTATCAACACCGGGTTCTAAATTCTCATTTGGTCAAGGAATGGGTGGGGTTGGTAGTAGTATTAATATGACTGGTTGTCAAGTTTGGTATTTTTATTATGATACAACACCAGAAAATGCTGATGCTTGTAAAACAGATAATCCAGATATAATAAAACTACCAAATCAAGTTCCTTTATCTAAATTGGATTATTCCGATTTCAACGAACCAACTAAAACACTTGTTCGTCAATTATTTATTGCAGAAGCAAAAAAAGCGTTGGGTAGAACTCGTGGTAAGTTTGGTGGTGTTGTTGGTCCACCAGAAGCTGAAAGAATCATGGATTATGAAACACTTATTAGTGAAGGCAATGAAGAAAAGAAAGCAGTATTAGAAAGACTAGATGCACGTTTAATAAGGCTTTCTACAACATCACAATTAGAACGTAGTGCTAAAGAAGCAACAGATTTAAATACAGCTTTGAAATTTCAGCCACTTGGATTCTGGGTATATTAATAAAAATAAAAAGGAGACATTAAAGTTGTCTCCTTTTTATTTTTAGAATGGCCATTCATCCTCTTTTTCTAGCTTTTCTTCTAGTTTAATGGTTGGTATATAACCATCTGGTTTCTCCCCATACGTATCATCTACTTCATCATCTAATTGTAATTCTTCATCACTTCTAGATACATTGCCTTCTTCATCTTCTAATTCCTCATCATCATCGTCATCATCACCTTCAGATGATTTCTTCTTTTTCTTAGTTTCTTCTTTAACAATAGTAGTTTGATCTGCTTTTTCTTTTAATTTTTCAGCAATCTTCTCTGTTGTTTCAGTTTTTTCTACTTCGAAATCATCTGTAACAGTATTACCAGTTAATATTTTACATTCAGCTAAATAATCCAACCATTGTTCATATCGATCATCAACATTTGTTTTATCCATCAATTGATAAAACTTATCTCGTTCAATAGCTTCTTTCTCATATTTGAAAATATCATTAATATGACATAGTGATTCATTCCATTTTCTAGAGATAAGATTATGTAATCCGTCTACTGAGATATCAGCTAAAATAAAGACATCTATCGGTAATTCACCTCTATTTACAACAGCGTTCAATTCTCTTATCTCTAAGTGTTTAAAAATGTCTTCTAATGTTTCTTTTTCACGTTGAATTCCTTCAGCTTTTGCTTTAGCCATGCGCTCATGGTAGTCAATTCTAATTACCTCCCATGCATCAGCTTCCATATTATTTGGAATTTTATTTACTCTATCCCAGAATTTTATTTCTTTATCTTCCATACGCATTAATTCTTCGTATGAATCTTGATCACCATCTTTGAATGACATACCAGATACTAATTCACATTCACTTTTAGTAAAAATAACTCCCGATACTTTTACAACAAGTGGCCATAGAGAGGGATACATTTCAGTTGAGCTTGCAGATGAAGATGGTTTTCCCGTAATAGCTAAAGAAGACATGACCATTTCACTTAGCACTGCAAACAGAGACA